ATCATCGCTCTTGGTCGTAGTACCCGAAGTCATCTCCTATGGGGGAGAACAGCTGGTTCCCTGTGGCTATGGACCTGAACCCAGTCATCGTTGGATTCATGGCGTAGTTCACAGGCTGGTCAATTGGGGTGGGTTCTCCACCCGTCTTCACCTCCCTGACCTTCCTTACGTGGAACTCTGTGGTACGGCGAGTCTGTATGTCTGGGGCCTGCACCTTCCTGTGTATGGTGATGAAGCAGTCCGCTCGGTTGACAAACTTACCTCCACCCTCAGTGTCTTCTGCGTATGGTGCAACAGGAAGCCCATCGTCTCCCTTCCTGCGCTGAGCCTCTGTGACGGCGTGCATATTCAACCACACAGCTATACCATTGGCTGTGCTGTACGTCAGGAACTCTGAGGCAGCCTCGTAGTGGTAGTCATGGACACCGATGCTGCTGTTCTTCACATCCAGCTTGAGGCTGTTATATGGGTCTACGAAGATGGCGTCAATCTGCTGCATCCGGCGAACCTTGTCTACAAACAGCAGGATATCTGCATACCCGTATACTTGGTTGTTGTTGATTACAGTGAAGTGGTCAGTGACCCATCGATAGGCGTTCTTGCGCTGAGCGTAGCTCATGCTGTTCACCCTGAGGCTGGTGCAGAACTCCATCAGTGTAATCTTCAGTGACCACGTGCTGTTCTCGCTGCTATACACCACCCACTTCCATCCGTGACGGAGACTGGCATTGACCATCATGTACAGAACCATCGTCGTCTTGCCCACGTTGCTGTGGCCATTGAAGATGACGAACTCCCTCTTGTACCTGAAGAACTTGTCCAGATTTTCGTCCCCAGTGTCCAACCCAACCTGAATCTTACCGTTGACGTAGTCATCGATAATCCTGTAGTCAGAGTCGTCAGACGAGATAAAGGACATATCTCCGTCATTGATGAGCAGTTCACGGGTGATGGACTTCTCGTCGGCGATGATGTCCCTCAGCGGAGCCTTCTTGCCGTCCTCCACCCCAGCGCGGATGGTGGCCATAGCGTACTCCTCTGAGTCAATCTCACGCTTGCATATCTCTCTGAACAAGACCCTGACTACCTCCTCCTCCTCCATCCTGCCTGAGGCTATGTATCCCCCACACAGGCGAGAGGCCTTGAGCAGCGTCTTGTGCTTGTCTCCATCCTCCGCCTGACGAATCATCTTAGCGGCGAGATTGAGCTTCATGTAGTCCGTAAACAGGTGAGGTGCAGCAGGAACCTGTTCCTCGCTCTGCTTGGTCACCAGCCCACCAAACCGGCTGTAGGCGTCCTTGATGATGATGTCTGGGTCGTAGGACTCGAAACAAGCTCGAGATTCATTGATACCCGTCTCATCGACCTCCAACCCATACGACTTACTGAAGTACAGCTTTACGGCCCTGAAATGGTCTCTATGGCGCTCAGGATGGGTAACCCTGATTAGTGCCTTCAGTCCATCACCAGAGGGGCTCACCCAGCAGCTGTGGACATACTCATCCGTACCCAACAGTCTCTTGCCTTCAACTACATCTACGTGGTCAAAGTCAAGCACGATGAATCCACTATGGTCTTGGATAGAGTCATCGGTTCTCTTGTTGAATACACCGCTCCAGAGAGTAATGGGGAGAGACATCTTGTGCTCTCGCTCCTTGGTCTCCCGGAAGGTGAGTACCTTGTCCTTGCTGCTCCCTGACTGGATGCGTTCAAGGGCCTGCTCAATACCGACGTGGTATGGCCTGTCGGTATCGTGTATACTCTTAAATAGAGTTACCCGAGCCATACTCCTTGGCCTTCTTTAGGTACCACTCCGCTTTTTGCAGGTCCTCGATAGCACTGGAGCCATCCTTGGTTCCTGCACGCATCTTGTACTTGAATGCGTTAATCTCGCAGTACACGGCGAACTTATCTGCCCCCCAAATCTTGAGCATCATGACCCATGTCTCCTGCGAAAAGTTTTGGTAGTGAGCTGGGCTCTCCACCATCTTCAACCTTGATTCAGTTGCTTGCATAGCGTAACTTTTTTAATGATGATTTTCCTTGTCTTAGGCTTCGATTTACCTGTCTCCTTTCCGTAGTTAAACGGGTAAACCTGACGTTCTATTGTACCCATAGCCAACTTGTCGTCCATGATATCCATCAGGTCGTCGCTGTTGGCAAGGGTGTACACGAATGCTCGCTTGTACTCCTTCCCATACAGATACTCTATGTCCATCTCAAGGTAGAATATCTTCTTTGACTGTAACATGAATTCTCTTCTTTATTTTAGGTGCTACCCACTCAAAGTCTACTGAGGTTCCCATGACCTCCATGCAGTCCTTCTTCGTCAGGAGGATGAGGTTGTCCCCTCTCTTGTTCTTGATGAGAAGGAATATAAAGTCCTCCTCGAACACAGGTATGTCCACCATCGTATTGAAGTGCTCAACTATGATGGCATGGAAGGTGTACCTCTTCCCGTCGAAGGTGCCGGAGAAGAAATAGGGGCTGGGAAACTCTATGTCCCCCAACCCCCATTCCACCGCAGCTATTAGACCTAACGCCTTAGAAGGGTAGGTCATCATCGGCTGGTGCCGACTCTGCGGCCTTAGCCTTAGCTGGGGCAGCTTGCTTCTCTGAAGCCTTCTGCTCCTGCTCACGCTTAGCCTTGTACTCACGTGCCGACTCGCTGTTGGGGTTGTACACCCGAGCGAATGGCTTGCCAGACTTGCTCATGAAGAGCGTGATGGATACGGAGCCAGCTCCATCCTTCCCGGTCATCAGGTACCGGTCGAGGATTTCCTTCAGTTCAAAGTCTCGCAGCTTTACTCTCCAGCTGCTCAGTTGGCCCTCGTAGAACTTGGGCTCGTCAGCGAATCCCATCAGGACGCTGTCGTTTTTTTGTTGGTCACTCATGTTATGGAAATTGGTGATTAGATTCCTTAGTTGTAAAGGAAATTGGTGATTAGGATGTGAAGGGTCAGGAGGATGCCAATGATGATGACATTCTCAATGATGCGTCCGATGTCAAACTTCATATTCGATGTAGTCTTTGCGTGGGTCTTCCCCGTTTTGTAAAAAGTCTGTGATTCTCTTGATGGCCCCCCGGAACTTCATCTCGCCACGGAATAGGGTCTCCTCTGAGCAGGTTACCACGGCGGGAAGATACGGGAAGGTTTTCTCCTGTGCAACCCAGTAGAACTTATTGATACCCTCTGACTGCGTGTATAGGTAAGCCTGAACATCGTAGCAGAGTCCGTTTACGTCATACCGGAATCCGGAGACGCTGCGTGTAGACTTGCTATCCATGATGAAGTCTTCGCCTCGGCAGTCGATGAAACCCTTGACGAGCACACCTTCAATCTCCTTGTACACTGGCTTCTGATACTCACCACTGAAATACTTCTCGATGATGCCTGCCTCTGACAGCCGCTCCACCATCTTGTTAGCCATATCCCAGTCCTCTGGGTTGCATACAATCTCACCGCGCTCGGTCATCTCAGATATGATGGCTGCCTTCACCTCCTTGAACTCGTTGGTCATCGACGGCGACTTCGCCTCCTGAGTCTTCAAGGAGCATCGTTCCAAGATGTAACCATTGTCCAAGATGCGATAGGTAGTCATGGCCTTCTTGCGGTCAAAGAGGAGCATATCGTACATCGTGCCGAAGTCTAAGGCATCGGACTTGTACTCGATGTCTCCGCGCATATACGCATCGAACTTAGCCATGTCATCCATAGCCTGCTTGATGCTGGAGTAGGAGAGGTGCGGCTTACCATACCGCTCCTCAAGGGCTTTTGATAGGTTGAATTTCATCGGATGAACTTTTTCAGCGCGGTCTTCTGTGCCTCGGTCAACTGCCCCCCGTAGTGAGTCATGACGTTGTCGTATGCCTTCTGACGATTGGTCTGCGACTTCATGTAGTTCACAGCCTTATCCATGATGGATGCACCTGTGGATGGTTGAGCCTGTTCCTCCTGCTCCGGCTGAGGTGCAGCCTTGGTGGGCTTGGCCTTTGGCTTCTCTTCCGTCTGCCCGTGGGTGTTGGTACCATCGCTGTCCTTGGTGTCATCGATAAGGAAGAGCCCGTTGAGAGCGTACTTACGAGCGTAAGACGATGAAGCCCCTGTGATTTGGCTACCATCCATGCCCTTCTTGTCCTCCTCCTCTCGTGCCCATCCACTGACAGTGATTGAGTGCTGACCATCAGACAGCGTAGCCTGAGTGTGTACATAAACACGCTCTCCGACAAACTGAATCGAGTCGCTCATCACCAGCGTCACCTCGTGCTTCTTGAGCAACGGCTTGACAGCCTCGAAGATGTCTTCGCAACTCCGGTACTTGTACTTGCCGAAGGCATTAAACTGCCCCTTGGGGGCCTTTAGTTCTGACTGAATCGCCAGAAGTTTTGAGTTGATACTCATGGTTGATTGAATTGTGGGTTGCCCCTGATTTACTCTATAACGCAAGACCCTCGAAATTATTGTGCCTCGTCCTTAACAAAAACTCCATTCACTGTTTTCCCGGTTCGCCCACTGATTTCGTTGTAGGCTATCGCCAAGCATTCTTCAGGGTCTAACCCCAACTGATTCGCAAGGATGATGATTGTCACCAGCACGTCACCTATAGCGTCCTTTAACTCTCTCCTTGGGGCAATCTGTCGCTCGCTCTTGAGCACCTCTCTTGCCAATTCGCCAACCTCCTCGACAACCTTTATCATCTGCTTGGGGGCTGCACTTCTTACAAGGATGCCCTTCTCGCCTGCCCAGCGGACAACGTTGAGTTCAAGTTGCCCCCACTGCAAGTCTTCATTCAAAATCGTCTTATCCATCTTTTGTTAGTTTAATTGGTGGTGAATTCAGGTCTACCTTGTTGTTTTCAAACTTGTAGGTGTACAAATCTACCGATTCCCCGTGTACATCAACAAACTTTTTTATGGCGACTATGGCTGCATCTCTGTCGCTGAACGTTCCAATGGGGAAGGTTATACCGGAACGACTTATCGACGCCATAAGCACGTAGTTCGATGCCATCAGTACCTACTGAACTTTACAAACATGAACTGAAACTCCATGTACTTCCGTCCGTTTAAGGCGGCGATGTATGTGAACGAGAGCAGTGCTCTGGGGCCAAACTGAAGGCCACCAAGTTCCACGACTGAGAACTTGAATGTTCTCTTGGACACCTCTAAGTCAAGCAAATCGAAGTAAATCATTGTACTATTTTTTTGTTAATGGCTTCTCTAATGACCTCGTTGATGGCATCAGTCGGACTCTCCCCTGACTGAATCTTAGACAACACTTCATCGAACAACTGAGCCTTCTCTTTGGTGAAGTCATCCTTGATGACATCCATGACTATCTTCTTAGGGCTCACATTCTGTATCAAGTCCTTCTGCGCTCTCAAGTACCTTACCCAGTCATCGTTTTCTGACTTTGGTGCCTCCAATGAATCGGCGAACGGCATTGTACTCATCACCAACTTGGCTGCCTCGTACACCTCTCTGTATCCCTTCCAATACTCAAGATTGGACTCATGATTCCTGCGGTGGTGAATGATTGTGGCGTGGTGCTGCCCCATGCAGTCCGCTACGTCGATGATTCGGAATCTGTTTGTCAGGGCGCATCCAATTGCAGCGCGAGCCTTAACTGATTCAGACATCCGGCTGTTGTCGCGTGGCTTCCCTGTTCGATTGTAGAACTCGTCGAGGGTGCTGTTTATCATGTTCTTCAGCACTCGCTTCCACATGACACGGCTGTATCCTTCTACAATGTCGTTTATCAGGAGGACATTCTTTTGGCTTAAAATGGTGTTCTGTTCCATTACTCTGCGTCTTTGTGTTTCATGATGAAGATTCCGTCTCCTGCACGAGCCACGATGTACTCTACACCATCGTGTGTGTACGACATTACATCCAACTCGCTGGTGTTCTGCCTCGTTCGTTCTTCTGCCTTCAGGTATGACACCACTTGTGCGGCGGTGAAGATTAAGGAGATGCACATAATCGCTAACGTAAAGGTCGCAAGATTATTGCGTACCGAGTCAAGAAGTTTTTCGCTCATTGTTGATTGTTTTTAGGGTTAACTAAGTCGTATAAGTAATCACCGGGGATGAGAAGGCTGCTCACATCTTTTTCTGCTGGGGGTTTTATGGTTATGTCTGGACTTGGATTCCACTCTGGATGGACTGACTTGTATGCTTTTACAGCGTCCCTAACCACACTTGGTGCGTAGGTGAACCTTCCGTCGGCATAACGAATTGCCATCCAGATGACATTCTCAAAACACCTACTAACCACCCGCAACTTTTCTTTTTCAGTCATTTCGTATAGGCCATTCGCCTCGTCTGTTTCTATGATGTCAATCAAGGCTTTCTTTCTGTCGCTCTTCTCAGTTTTCTTACTCATTGTCTTTTAATTAGTTAGTTTCACATAGGGGCGTTGGTGTCACTCTGTGGGGGTTTTAAGCAACGGACGGAGAAGCCGTATCGTAGGTAGTCGTAGTACCGACCGACATCGTCATAGTCGGAGTAGAAGTAGCGGTACCAAGCGAGGCTGGTACCATTGGCTGAAGAAGACCACCAACCGCCGTAGTCGCCTACACTGTAGAAGGCGCCATTGTAGTTGTTTCGGTCGCCACCGGGCAACGCGGAAAACCCGCTGCTGTTGGTACCCTTCCACACACTGGTTTTCATCTTCTCACCCGCGACCTCCTCTCCTCCTAAAAAATCAATGAGTTCCGTCCACTCCGCATCTGTAGGCACATGGAAACCTTCAGGAGCAAGCCCGCGCGGGTCGTTCACGGCGTACCAATTATACAGATAGTGTCCGTTGGGTGAGATGCAATAGGCAGCTGTTTCAAGTTTAGCCCATTCTTCTTTATCTGTCACCAATGGGATGTCCTCACCGTTCCGGAACTTGGTAACCTTGAGGTCTTCACTTGCCCATTCTTGCAAGCCAATTTTTACTATTTTCATTTGGTTTTTGTGTTAAAGGTTTTGACCATTTTGTTGACGTCAACGAAATGATTCATACATCCGCACTGCGGGGTGTCGTACCAGTCCGGGCGAGGCCACGACTAATAAGCGCAATCATTGGCAGTATTAACCAACCTTTATCTTTTTTCATTTCTCGTTGGTGTTAAAGGTTTTCAACCTCTTGTTTTACTTCAGTCCAGTAATCAATTTCATTTTGAGCCGTGAGTAATGCAATCTTCTTGGCAATTGTGGTGCATAGGATTTCATTTCCGCACTCTGTGTCCTCCTCCATTAAAACCATTTTGTTTTGCATGACTAAGAGTTGTGCTTTTTCTTTTGCAGTCAAAAATTTCACGTTGTCTTTCATTTGTTTTTGATTTGTGCAAGTTGTTGTTCGAGTTCTGCGATTTTTTCTTGTCTTGCCATTTCAGCGTCATCAACAATTTCGTGTCTGCATTGGGCGAATGTCATCCCCCAGTCCCTGCCTTCTTCGCGCACAACGTACGGGTGCGGGAGGTCCACTTTCGCCACAAAAATTCTTGGCAGCCATTCCGTGTTGTCGTAATCGCGCACTTCTACGCGGTCTCCAGTTTTGAACTCTGTCATTGTTTAACTTGATTTATTGATTTAACTTGTAAATTCTTGGGTTGACTCTGTGTCACAGAGTGGGGGCAATTTTCCCTGTTTCGTGTCACAAAG